AGGGTGGCGAGTATTTTGCAATTGGTGTGGGTGGTGCGCTGGCTGGACGGGGTGCTCACCTCATTATTGCCGACGATCCGCTGTCAGAACAGGACATTAAAGCTGGAAATACGACGTCACTTGACTCGGCGTACGAGTGGTTCAGTGCTGGCCTGCGTACTCGTCTCATGCCAGAGGGGAAAATCTGCGTATTACACACAAGGTGGCACCAGCGGGACCTGATTGGGCGTCTAATTAAAGACTCTGCCTTAAATGAGGGCGGGGACAGGTACGAAACGTTTGAATTCCCTGCAATCCTGAACGAAAACACGGAAGAAGAGAAGTCAATCTGGCCAGAACAGTGGTCACTTGAGAGTCTGCAGCAAACCCGGGCGTCAATGCACCACATTATGTGGCAGTGGTACGCGCAGTACCAGCAAAACCCAACCGCAGCCGAGGCTGCGATCATAAAACGGGATTGGATACGCTGGTGGGAGAAGGATGACCCGCCAAGAATTAACTTTATCGTGCAGTCTTTCGATACGGCGCTTACCACTAAGCAAAGGTCTGACTATTCCGTATGCCATACGTGGGGCACATGGACAAATGAGGACGACGGGACCGAGAACGTCATACTGCTGAACAAAGTCAAGGGGAAATATGAGTTTCCTGAGCTCAAACAGATGGCCCATGAGCAGTATAAAGAGTGGCAGCCAGACAGTGTGATTGTTGAGGCCAAGGCCAGCGGTCAGCCGCTGATTGACGAGATGCGAAGGTCAGGTATATTTGTGCAGGACTTTAGTCCGGGTAAGGGTCAGGACAAGATTGCCAGACTTAACGCCGTAGCGGATATGTTCGCGTCTGGGCATGTGTGGTTCCCCGAGAGTGCGTGGGCTGCGGCCACTGTGGAGGAGATCTTGGCGTTTCCTGCGGGCGAGCACGACGACGAGGTTGATACGATGACGCTTGCCTTGATGAGAATTCGTAAGGGTGGACTCTTGCGCTTGAGCAGTGACCACGAGGATAATGACCCCTATTACGCTGGCCGTCGCCAAGCGTATTACTAAGCACAAGGATTTTAAATGGCTACTAATATGTTCCCCTCGCTAAACCCAGCTCCGCTTGGGTTGGATACGTTGGTTGAAGACGACGGCCCCGGCATTGAAATCGAGATTGAGAACCCTGACGGCGATATTGTCGGCATGGACGGCATTGAGATTGACTTGATGGACATCGTTAGTGGCGAGAAAAGCGACGACTTTGATGCCAACCTTGCCGAAGAGATGGATGAGGGCGAGATGCAGAAGCTCGCTAGCGATTTGGTTGAGCTGGTAGACGCTGACATCGGTAGCCGCAAAGAGTGGGTTGAGATGTACGTCAAGGGTCTAGACGTTTTGGGGATGAAGTATGAAGAAAGGACAGAGCCTTGGCTCGGCGCTTGCGGAGTTTTCTCGACTGTACTCACCGAGGCCGCTATTCGCTTCCAGTCTGAAACTATCATTGAAACGTTCCCTGCTCAGGGCCCAGTTAAAACGGAGATCATCGGTGCCATTGACCGTCTTAAAGAGGAGGCGGCGGAGCGCGTACGTGACGACATGAATTACCAGCTCACAGAGGTGATGTCTGAGTATCGCCCCGAGCATGAGCGCATGTTGTATTCCTTGGGTCTGGCTGGCAGCGCGTTCAAGAAAGTTTATTTTGACCCCGGTCTGGATCGTCAAGTGTCGATGTTTATCCCTGCCGAAGACATCATCATTCCCTATGGCGCGTCAAGTTTGAAGACATCTGACCGCGTGACGCACGTCATGCGCAAGACCAAGAACGACATGAAGCGGCTGCAGGTAGCTGGCTTTTACCGTGATGTAGAGCTAGGCGAGCCGCAGATTATTCACTCAGACATTGAGAAGAAAAAAGCGGAAGACCAAGGCTTTAGCCTGACAGATGACGACCGCTATCAGATCCTTGAGATTCACGTCGACTACGACTTGCCCGGTTACGAAGATGAAGACGGTATCGCCCTGCCGTATATCGTGACGATTGACCGTGGTACCAACAAAGTGTTGGCGGTTCGCAGAAACTGGAACCCAGACGACAAGAATAAATTAAAGCGCGACCACTTCGTACAGTACACATACGTACCCGGGTTTGGTGCTTACGGTCTTGGTTTGATTCACTTAATCGGCGGCTACGCACGCGCGGGCACATCCATCATTCGTCAACTGGTTGACGCTGGCACATTAGCTAACTTGCCCGGTGGTTTGAAAACACGCGGTCTGCGTATCAAGGGTGACGACACTCCAATCAATCCCGGTGAGTTCCGTGATGTCGATGTGCCAAGCGGTTCGGTGCGCGACAACATTATGCCGCTGCCATATAAAGAGCCATCACAAGTTCTGCTGGCCCTGCTAAACCAGATCACCGACGAGGGCAAACGCCTTGGCTCTATTGCTGATATGAACATCAGCGACATGAGTGCGAATGCTCCGGTGGGTACGACACTAGCTCTCTTAGAGCGTCAGTTAAAAACCATGTCTGCTGTACAGGCCCGCGTGCACTACAGCATGAAGCAAGAGTTTAAACTTTTGCGCGACATCATCCGCGACTACACACCAGATCAGTACAGCTTCGACCCTGCTAGCGGCGACCGCATGGCAAAGCAAGAAGACTACGACATGGTGGACGTAATTCCTGTAAGCGACCCCAACAGCGCAACGATGGCTCAGCGCATCATGCAGTACCAAGCTGTGATGCAGTTATCGACTCAAGCCCCACAGATTTATGACTTGCCTTTGCTACACCGCCAGATGATCGAGGTGTTGGGCGTTAAGAATGCAGACAAGCTCGTGCCGATGGATGACGATATGACACCACGCGATCCTGTCAGTGAGAACATGGCGTTCCTGAACGGCAAGCCCACAAAAGCCTTTATCTATCAGGACCACGACGCACACATCGCTGTTCACACCAGCATGATGCAGGACCCACTCTTGATGGCACAGATTGGCCAGAACCCACAAGCTCAGAAGATGATGTCCGAGATTCAGGCGCACATTGCCGAACACTTGGCGTTTGCGTACCGCAAGAAAGTCGAGGAGCAGCTTGGTGTGCCACTGCCGCCACCCGATGAGAAACTGCCAGAAGAAGCGGAAGTCATGCTGTCACGTCTGGTTGCTCAAGGTGCCAAGCAAGTGTTGGCTGCGAGTAAAGGTCAGGCTGCCCAGCAGCAGTCTCAGCAGATGGCGCAGGATCCCGTCATGCAGTTGCAGCAAGCTGAGTTGGCACTCAAGAAACAAGAAGCCGATATTAAAGCTCTTAAAGTCAAGGGCGACTTGCAGCTCAAGTCTGAGGAGCTATCACTTAAAGCGCAGGAGAACGCAGCTAAAGTTGGCGAAGACCCAGCCATGGCATCAATGCGTTTGCAGCAAGAAATTATGCAGTCTCAGGAGTTACACGGCATGGAGATGGCAGCTAAACGGGCGGAACTGGAGCAAGCTCAGGCTCAACAGCAGCAAGCCATGCAGCAGCAACAAGCTCAGGCTCAGCAGAAGATGGCGCACGGCGGCCAAGTGCATAACCAGAAGTTAGAGCACGCCGAGATGGACAGACTTGAGAAGTTATTACAAGGGAATAGGGAGTAATCATGACCAACTTGCTTGAAGTGTTAAACAAAAAACTTGACGAGCATGTCAAGCAATTGGTCGATGTTGTCAGTGGTGGTGGAGCTAAATCCCACGATCACTACAAAGAACTGTGCGGGACTATCCGAGGTCTGCAAACCGCGCAGTATGAACTTGCTGACCTCGTGCGAAAAACTAAGGAATATGAAGATGAGTGAATTTGATGTCAGTGCGGTTGATCTAAGTGGGGTGCTTAATACCTCTGCTGAAGAGAAAGCCAAACAAGTGCCAGATCCAGCGACGTACCACCTGCTGTGTATGTTGCCCAAGGCAGAAGAGGAATTTAGTGAGACCGGCATTTTGAAGTCAGCCACTGCGATGCATCACGAGGAGCTTCTCTCCCCCGTGTTGTTTGTTGCAAAGATTGGCCCTGATGCGTTCAAAGACGCGACCAGATTTCCATCTGGCCCGAGCTGCAAAGTTGGTGACTTTGTGTTGGTTAGACCCAACACTGGAACCCGCATGAAAATTCATGGAACCGAATGGCGACTCATCAATGATGATTCCGTTCAGGCTGTTGTGCAAGACCCCCGTGGTATTCAGCGCCCAACCTAAGGAGTAGTTCATGGCAGAAATTGAAAAAACAGAATTTGAATTTCCTGACGAAGCAGAAGAAAACCCCCGTAAGGGCGGCAAGGTTGTAGAACCTGAATCTGACGTACCGGAAATTGAAGTTGTAGACGACACACCTCCCGAAGATCGTGGGCGCAAGCCTATGACTGAACCTCCCAAAGAGGTGACAGACGATGAGTTGTCAAAATACGACGAAAGCGTACAAAAGCGCATTAAGCACTTTACAAAAGGCTATCACGACGAGCGCCGCGCTAAAGAAGCTGCGGAACGCGAGCGGGAAGAAGCCTTGCGATTTGCCCAATCACTGGCCGAAGAGAACAAAAAGCTCAAGGGTTCTGTTAACCAGAATCAGACTGCTTTACTCGAACAAGCCAAGAAAGTGGTGGCTAATGAGCTTGCAGTGGCTAAGCGCCAGTACAAAGAAGCCTACGAAGCGGGTGACTCTGACGCTTTGGTAGACGCTCAAGAAGCGCTTACCTCAGCCAAGATGAAAGCGGATAAAGTAAATAATTTCCGCCCGACCCCTTTACAGGAAGAAGAAACTCCTGTACAAATCACACAACGGCCCCAACAGGCTGCACCCGTAGACGAAAAACTGCTTGCATGGCAAGACCAAAATCAGTGGTTTGGATCTAACAAACGGATGACAGCTTATGCCCTCGGCTTGCATGAGGACTTGATTGGGGAAGGAATTCCAGCAGGTAGCGAAGAATACTATAGACGTATCAACGCTGACATGCGTGAAAGGTTTGCCGACCAGTTTGGAGCCGACGAACCCGCTGATGCGAAACCTCAGCGCACAAAATCCAACAATGTTGCACCTGCAACGCGTAGTACAGCACCGCGCAAAATCGTGCTTACGCAGACACAGGTAAATCTCGCCAAGCGGTTGGGGGTTCCATTGGAACTGTACGCCCGTAAGGTTGCTGAAGAAATGAGGAAATGAAAATGGAAAAGACTACCCGCGTACCACGCGAACTTGATACACGCGAAAAAATGGAACGTCCAAAACAATGGATGCCTCCACAACTTCTGCCCGATCCAAATCCGGAGCCGGGTTATGCGTTTCGTTGGATCAGGATTGCATCGTTAGGGAAAGACGACGCCACCAATATTTCCGGTAAGTTACGCGAAGGCTGGGAACCCGTTAGGGCTTCTGACCACCCTGAGATTCGTTTGTTCGGTTCTGACAGCAATGCCAAGTTTCCTGACAGCGTTCAAGTGGGCGGTTTGTTGCTTTGCAAAACACCTGTGGAGCTTACTGAGCAGCGGAATGATTACTACCGACGACAGTCGGAAGCTCAGATGCAGTCAGTAGACAACACGTACATGCGCGAAAATGATCCAAGGATGCCTATGTTCAAAGAACGTAAGTCCACGGTCACTTTCGGAAAAGGTCAGTAAACTTTTTTTGGAGACTTAAATGTCAACTACCAATGCTCCCTATGGGCTACGCCCCATCAATCGTAACGACGGCATGCCTTATGCTGGCGCTACGAGTCAGTTCCTGATTGACCCAGCAGGTCTTGCGTCCAACTTGTTCTATGGACAAGCTGTTCTCATCAATGCTAACGGTTATATCGCTTTGTCCACCGCTACCGGCGCAGACTTAACTACCAATAACCTTGGTGGCGACAGTATGGGTGCTTGGGGCGTTTTTGTTGGTGCTTCATACATCAACGCACAAGGCCAGCAGATTTACGGTCAGTACTACCCCTCCGGCACAACCGGCGTGGTGACTGCATACGTTATCACTGACCCTAACGTGACTTTCCAAGCTCAGCTTGACGGTCAAGTTACTCAAGCCGCTCTTGGCGCAAACACTTTCTTTGCCGCTGCTCAGTCTTCCTCTACAGGTTCTACCCGTACAGGTAACTCTACCAGCGCTTTGGAAAGCACAGTTGTTACTACTGCCGCTGCGTTTAAGATCATTGGTTTCGCCTCCCCAT